ATACTTCGGTAACGCTACCAACATCAGGTACTCTTGCTACTTTGGCTGGTTCTGAGACATTTACCAATAAAACTTTAACTAGTCCAGTATTTGGTAATTCCACATCTACAGTAGATGCAGATGCAGTTGTAGATGCATCAACAACTACTTTTTATTCATATGTTCAAAGTGCCAGCACCACAGCAAGAACTATTAACATTAGTAATTTAATTGCGGGTAAACAAGTAACGCTTTATTTAAGAAATACTAATGCAGGAACTAAAGTTATTAATATTGCTGCAGGAACTAGTACATCTTATACTGCTGTAAATATGAGTAAAGGTGACGCTGGTGGTACTAGCGTAACTTCTGTTACTTTGGCAGCAGCTTCTGGCACTTCAACAATAACTATCTTTAACGCTGGTGGTGTTATTGGTGGTAGCATCTCCTAATTATGTTAAACAATAATGTATACTACCATGGAATTATTCGCAAGTGCATCGTAGGATTTGGCACTTTATTCAGTGACATCTATATCGATCGTCGTGAAGGTGATTCTGTAAATGGTAATGTTATTCAGCGATTACAAGTTCCACTTGCCTATGCTCCAAAAGAAAAATGGTTAGTTCGTTTAGACCAAGATCCAAATTTAGAAAACCATACTTACGTTTCGCTACCAAGAATGTCTTTTGAGATTATTGGTTACAACTACGATCCTTCTCGTAAAGTGAATCGTATGCAACAGATAAAATGTGGTGATGGTTCAGGTTCTGTTTCTACAATGTATAGCCCTGTTCCTTATAACATTGATGTATCACTTTACATTCTTACTAAAACTCAAGAAGATGGTCTACAAATTCTTGAGCAAATTCTTCCAACATTTACACCTGAGTATACATTGGCAATTAATGTCGTGCCAGATATGAATGTAAAAGTTGATGTTCCTATAGTTCTAAATAGTGTATCAGTATCAGATGAATACGATGGCGATTTCCAAACTCGTAGATTTGTTACTCATACTTTATCGTTCCAAATGAAGACAAATCTCTTTGGACCAATCGCAGGACAAGGTGTTATTCAGACTGTCAATGCTAATGTTGGCGACAACGAAGATTTTAGTAATCCAAATAGACTTTATACTGCAACTGGCGATGTCGCTACTGCAATCGTTTCTTCGGAGAATTGGTTAGACGGATTTTAAATAATGGCTGAAATTTATAATTCAAATTCCAACTTAAAAGCAGCTGGAGTTACTGTTGACTTTACACCTGATAATGTAAAAGAGTACATGAAGTGTGCAGCAGATCCGCTATACTTTATTGAAACATATTGTTATATTGTTACTTTGGATCATGGTCTACAATTGTTTAAATTGTATGACTGTCAGAAAAACAAAGTAAATATTATACATAACAATCGTAGGGTTATCCTTATGGAAGGTCGTCAGCAAGGTAAGACGACTACATCTGCAGCTTACATTCTTTGGTATACGATTTTCCAAGCCAACAAAACTGTGGCTATCCTTGCGAACAAAGCAACTGCTGCACGTGAGGTTTTAGATCGTTATCAAACAATGTATGAGTTGCTACCAAAGTGGATGCAACAAGGTGTCACTACTTGGAACAAAGGTGATATTGAACTAGAAAATGGAAGCAAAGTATTCACTGCTGCAACAGGTAAGTCTGGTATTCGTGGTAAGTCAGTAAACATGTTGTATGTTGACGAAGCAGCGATTATTCCAAACAACGTGGCAGAAGAATTCTTTACGTCAGTTTATCCTACGATTTCCGCTGGTCAAACTACTAAGATTTTATTGTCATCAACTCCGCTGGGTTACAATCACTTCTGGAAGTTTTGGACAGATGCTGAAAAGGGTAGAAATGGATTTGTTAATCTATTCATACCATACTGGGAAATTCCAGGTCGTGATGAAGCATGGGCTGCAGAACAAAAGGCACAGCTCGGTGAACTTAAATTTACTCAAGAGGTTCTTTGTAACTTCTTAGGTTCTTCTCTCACTCTAGTTCGAGCAGATACAATTTCTAGGATGAGTCCAGATACTATCGTCCACCAGAAAGATGGTTTGGATGTATATGTAAACCCACAGGCTGGTCATACTTATTGTATGGTCTGTGACGTGGCAAAAGGTGTTGGTGGGGATTATTCAGCATTCCAAGTTATTGATATTACAGAGGTTCCGTATAGAATCGTTGCAAAGTATCGTAATAATGAAATTAGTCCGTTGCTTTATCCAAATGTAATTTACAAAATTGGAAACGAGTACAACCAAGCGTTTGTATTATTGGAAATTAACATTTCAGAACAGGTTGCTCACATCCTTTACTCTGAAATGGAATACGAAAATATATTGATGGTTACAAGACACGCTATGGGACAAACTGTCTCTGGTGGTTTTGGTGGTGGTAAAACACAGTTGGGTGTCAATACCGATAAAAAGATCAAAAGAATTGGGTGTCATAACTTTAAGGCACTCGTTGAAGAAAACAAACTTATTATTAATGATGCGGATACAATTTCTGAAATCTCGACTTTTATTGAGAAAAAAGGATCTTATGAAGCAGATGAAGGGTATCACGACGATTTGGTAATGCCATTAGTTCTATTTGGATGGCTCACTACTAACTCTTATTTTAAAGACCTAAATAATGTTAATCTACGAAATATCATGTACGCTAAGCAGATGCAAGCGATCGAAGAAGAATTAACACCTTTTGGGTTTTACGAAGATGGGAAGCCAGAGAAGGCTCCACTCAACTTCTAGAAATCGTGTAAAAACTAAATAAAAGGTAGACATGAATTTTGTCTAGGTAAACTTATTAACAAGGAGAATTACAATGCCGTTTCAATTATCTCCAGGCGTTGCAGTCGTAGAAAAAGATTTCACATCAATCGTTCCAGCCGTTGCCACTTCTATTGGTGCATTTGCAGGTTCGTTTGGCTGGGGTCCAGTAATGGAACCAACTACAGTTAGCTCTGAGAACGAATTAGTTCGTCGCTTCGGAAAACCTACTGATAGTAACGCAGATTCTTTCTTTACAGCAGCAAACTTCCTATCATATACAAACAACTTATTACTAGTTCGTGCAGACGCAACTGGTCTTAAGAATGCAGTTGCTTCTGGAACTGCTGTTAAAATCAAAAACACCGAGACATACTTGGCTTCTTATGCTTCTGGTCAAGGTACTGTGGGCGAATGGGCTGCAAAGTATCCAGGTACACTAGGAAACTCTTTACAAGTTTCTATGGCTGACGCTGATACATATAGCACTTGGGCATTCAAAGACTACTTTGATGGTGCTCCAGGAACTTCTACATACGCTACTTCAAATAACTTTACTATCGGTAATGATGAACTACACATTATTGTTATTGACCAAGATGGTCTTTTAACTGGTACTGTTGGTACAGTTCTAGAAAAATTTGCATTCGTTTCAAAGGCATCTGATGCTAAGAAATCTGATGGTACAAATAACTATTACAAAGATGTGATCAATTCTCGTTCACAGTATATCTACTGGATGGATCCAACTACTACAGTTGCAAGTGGTGGTAGTGCATGGGGAACAAGTTTTGCTTCTTTAAATCCTAGCGCAACAGTTACTGGTGTTGCTATTAGTAGCACTTCTGGTGCATTTACTTGTAGTGCTGCCACTTTGGCTGTTGGTGATAAGATCACTATCACTGGTACATTAGGTGGTACTGGAACTATTACTGGTTATACAACTGGTACTGTTTATAAAGTTTCTGCTGTTACTGGTACTTCACCAAGCGTAACTGCATTTACACTAACTACTGTTTCTGGTTCTGCTATTGTTACTACTACTGGTACTCCAACAGGATTAACATATACAAATACACCATACTTCAAGTCAATGTCTGCTGCAGTTACAACATCACTAATTGGTGGTGCTGACGATTACGCTCCAACTGATTCTGATAAACAAAACGCTTTTGCTTTATTTGCAAATGCTGAATTGTATGATGTCAGCCTAGTTATGTTGGGTAAAGCATCTTCTGCAACTGCAACATATGTTATCAATAATATCGCAGAAAGTCGTTTAGATTGCGTGGCATTTATCTCTCCACAAGATAATTCTTCTGGTGATGTTATCATCGGTAGCGACTCAACTGCTTCTACTGCTATTACTACTTACCGTGATGCTCTTCCATCTAGCTCTTATGCTGTTATGGATACTGGTTACAAGTATCAATACGATCGCTACAATGACAAGTATCGTTATATCCCATTGAATGGTGATGTGGCTGGTCTATGTGCTCGTACTGACTACACAAATGATCCATGGTTCTCTCCAGGTGGTCTAAATCGTGG